GTCTTAGGCGGTCCCTGTGGGAACTGATCTAAAATTGGATTGTAGGTTGCATCCGAGCGGAGCGCAAGTACCTCAGGCGAAAGCCCGAGATTATCGGCATTTGGGGTGGCCGTTTCGTCCACTGCTGCGACTTCTTCGCCGCTTAGAGCGCCTGTCAGGTCATCCAATACTGGAATAACCGTACAGCGACAATTTGGGTGACTGGCATCGCTGGGTACGTCTGTGTCGTCAATCGAGTGCGGATTTTCCGCTTCGGCTGCAAGGCAAGTTTCGCAAGCGTCGTCATAAGCCAACCAATCCCAGCCAGTCACTCCGGCTTGGGTGTAGGTGTCGAGAGCTGCGGCGTTGTAGGCCGTATTGGTTTCGGTGATGGCAATCATGTCCGCACGAGCGGGGTCGGAGATAACTGCGTTGATTTGGTCGGCAATGTCCGAGGCGCTAAGTCCGTTGTCGATTCCGTCGATGATGGCGGTGCGGATTCTGCCCAGGCTGGTTTGTCCGATTCCCTTGGTGACTGCGTCGATGTTGAGCAGTCGGGATTGAAGTTGGTCACCAATCTTGGTCAAGGGTATGCGCTGGACTTGAGCCGAGCCACCGATGTTGCCGAGTTGTCCAGCATCTTGAATTAGGTTTTTCAAGGCGTCTGACATTGGGCCGGTTTCAACGGTGACGTTGTGAGTCACGGCCAAGTTCACTGCGGATACCGTTGCGTCGGTATTGCCAGCAACGTGAACCGAGGACATCGCTTGGCTTACTGCCTCTTTGATGCCTTTAACGCTAGATCCGAGAGCTGCGAGTATTGCAGCGTGGTGCTTCTTTTCGTTCTTTACGCGGGCCTCGTAGCCTGGTAGGTCTTCTGCCTTGCGCTTAGTAAGCGAATGTCCTTTTGGGGTATCGCTTATCTCTGCTTTCCCTGAGTGAAAGTCGGCAACTTGAGCCTTTAGGACTGCGGCCTCTTCGGGGGTGTGGAAAACAAACTCGAACTCACGGCCTCGGGGCTTGCGGGAAAAGACCTTGTAAGCCTTTGCCTCTGCAGCCTTTTGTCCGAGAACGTCGGTCATCTCTTTGGCGGTCTGATTCTGTGGAGCCTCTAGACCAGTTTGGTCCGCTTGGCCTTTACCGTTATCTTTTTGTGGGACTTCTTCACCGACTTGTGGGCGTGGGCTTTCTTGGCCTTGTGGGTTCGCTTCATTGTGCTGTCCAATCGTTTCGCCAGCGGTGTCGACGGCGAGTTGTCCTTTGAGGAATACTGGGCCTTGCGGGGTCAAGATGAATGGCTCGTCCGCTTCGGGCATGTCGTAAAGGGGCTGACCAAGTTCGCCACGAACGTCGTTCAGGGTCATGGTTCCGCTCGATAGCGAGACCTGGAACGCTTTGGCTTGAGTCTCTTCGTTCATTGCCGAGGTGTCGTAGTTCAGGTTGAACGTGAGGTTGGTGTCCATTCCGAGGTAGCGACGGCAAAGTGAGTTGATGCACTCAACGATGTAGTTCTCCATTGGGCGAGTCGAGACGGTCTCTGCGGACTGCTCTTCTCCCTCTTGCTGGCCCTTTCCGCCACCGAGTCCTGCGCGGGCAATGACTCCAAGTTGGCTGGGCTGAACGCCGAAGATGCTGGCAATGCGCTTGATGATGAACTCGTCATACTCAGGCTTGTAGCGTTCGGACATGCTCGGGGCCACGATGGGGTCGAAGCCCTTAGGCAGAACCTTGACCTTGTGGCGCTCTTCGCTAGATCCGACGAGCTTGTCGTTAAACACGCGCTCGAACTCAGCCAACTTGAGGTGGTTCAGTTCGGTTGAGTCGGTCTTCATAAAGGTCATTGGCATAGTGCCAGCCTGGAAGTCCTCAATCATCCAACGCTGACGCTCTAGGTAGAGGGTCGCTGCAGGGATTGCTTGCTCAACTGCCGAGAAACCGTAGACCGAGTAGGTGCGACGGTTCTGGATGAAGTATGAGAGTTGGTCGGTCTTGTAGGCAACGTCGTTGTTGACGCCGGTGTAGTAGTTGCCGTTAACGTCTGAGTCGGGTGAGGCTGTGAACTCACCGCGAGGGAATCCCCAGAGAATCTGCTGATAGGCGGGGGCTGGTGGGCGTGGGGTGTCTCCACGGTCATCCAACAGAATCTTGATAGTCGAGGGGTCAATGATGTCAAAGCCAATGACCTTGCCACCGAGGTTGTACTTGGGGTACACGCACCAGCCGTCAAAGGTGAGAACGTTCCAGGCTGATTCGCTAATCCATTGGTTCCAGCCCTTGTCGGACTGTGGGTAGGGGTTGCGCCAAAAGGCTGTGAGCTCGTCAATCTTGTCGCCGAAACGCTCACGACCAATCTTTGCCGCCTTAGCGTGGCTGACGTTTTCCTCGGTCATGATGCGCTGGATAGCGTCAGGTGACAGGGTGAACGACCACTCCATCTTGGAGATGTCAGCGGTGCGAATGGTGATGGCGCGAGAGATGATGTCGCATTGCTCAGCGAGCGAGCGCAGGACTGACCATGGCACTTCTTGCTGGGTCAGGTTTAAGTTGTAGGCAACCTGGTACTGAAACTTCCGTGGCTCGGCGCGACCTGTGAGCTCAGAGACAGGGTCAATCGGGCTTGGCAGGAGTGGCGCGGCTGGCCCGAGCATAGATCCGAATGCATCACCTGGACGTGGCAGGGCAACGGCCTCCCAACCTGACTGCTGGGCTAGGCCCTGTCCGCCAACTGGCTGAGCGGGAACGACGTTGGCATAGCCCGCTTGGTTGTACATGGGAGTTCCCATGAGGCTTTGCGCAGCCTTTTCAACCGCTTGGGTGATGTACTTTTCAATGTCGGCGTTGCGGTCTTTGCGACTAAAGAGTGCCATGAGTCCTTAAACGTTAGGAAAGCCGATAGAGGCTTCGTTGATGATAGTCGGCGTGGTGTCGCTCAAAGGTTGGACCTGAGCGAATGCGGCGGATGTTCCACCTGGCAAGCCGTTGATGTTCATGCCACAGTTGCGACAGTTAGGCGCATCGTAGGCAACAGGGAATCCGCACTTCGAGCAAGCCGGTGCGAGTGAGTCAAAGAATCGGTCAGCGTCAGAGCCGTAGGTGAGTCCGAGCTCGACGATGGCGTGGACTAGAGCGTCTAGTCGGTCCGGAGACTTCATGCCGAGGTCTGGGACCCAAGTGGTCATTTCCTCTTCCAGTTCCTTAAACTCGCCAATGTGGGAAACACGACCCTGTTCGTACAGCGCGGACACAGGCTCGGCTCGGAGTTTCTTTCCAACGCGCGCTGTAATGCCGGTGTAAGCGACATTGCGGTCGATGGCTCGGAGGGTTGCTTCGATGAAGTCTCCGCCTTGGTTCTTTTCAGCCACGACACGGTCTGCTCCGAACTCTTGGTAAGTGTTGATAACTCGTTGAGCCCAGCCCGAGGGGGTGTCTCTGCACGATCTATCAGCGAGCACGTATGCCCTGCCGAGTGCGTCTTTGCCGACTACGACTATTCCGGTGAGGTCTGAATCCTCTCCGCTGGTCACGGCTGGGTCTACGGCCACGACTACTCTCACCAGTTCAGGTGCAGAGTTGAGTCGGGTCTTGTCAATTAAGTCAAGTGTAAAAAGAGCTCCGGCAACGTCGTCGAGGACTTCACCTAGAACTTCTTGCCGACCAATTCGAGTTCCCTCGTATCTAGCCCTAATTTCACGAAGAAACGCGGGGGATAGATTGGCGGCGTTGTCATACGTTGAGCCTCTCGTGATGATTATTGAACCGTCTGTGCGGTTGATGAACTCCTTGATGAGTTTCGTCGGGCGAGGCGTCGTCGTAATAACGGCTTGTGGGTGCGAGCCAATTCGCAGGGCTGGGACTAATCCCTCAATCCAAGTCTCTTCGTACTTGAAAGAGGCAAACTCATCCGCCCAAAGATAAGACAAGTTCAAGCCTCTGGACCGGTCGGGTTCATCGGCTGAAATCATGTGAATCTTAGATCCGTTGGTCAGGTTGATTTGACCGTTGGCTCGGTTGTAGAACTTGAGCGTTCCCTCGGGTAAGGCTTTTAAGATTCCCGATGGTCCCTCAACGCAGGTGCGTCTCACGTCAGAATAGGTAGGCGCAACTACTGCGCATTCAATGTTTGGTTCAGCCAGGGCTTTTTCTACCAGCCAGCCGCTTCCACAGAAACTCTTGCCAAATCCACGGCCACTCAAAATCAGCCAAATGAACCAATCGCCATCAGGCGGTAGTTGGTTCTCTCTAGCCATAGTGCGGTATCGAGAGTGTTTGATTCGTTCTTTTAGTTCGGCTTCTTTAGCCTTAGTC